GCGATCCGCGCAAGGATCAATTCGCGGCGTGTGTCAGCCATCAGGTGCAAGCCATTGTGGTGGTAATTGTTTCGTTGTTGTCAATTGCCGTGACGTTCATGCGGATATAACGCGCCATGATCCCGTCATAGTGACTGCAAAATGTTCCGACGCCTTTTGTTTTTGAATCAGCAAGGTCATACCAGTTAGTGCCATTAAGGCTTCCCTGCTCCTTAAATGTCACGTTGCCGCCGGTGACGACATGCTGAAAAGTAAACATCGACGCTTGCACTTCCACGGCGTCAGTTGCGCTAACCGTGGTAACAGTGCCAAACGAATGAATGTTGTCTTGCAGTTCGCCGCTGAGACCGAGGACGCGAGCCATCAGACCTTGCTCAACAACAACTCAGAAAAAAGACCATCATCCACAGGACGATTTTCACGCACTGTGTAAGAGATTGAATCAACAGTGATTGAAGTGCCGCGAGCGGTGGCGCTGACATCTGAAGTTTTTGCGTAAAGCAAATATTCCCGAGACAGAGCCATACCGCCCGCCAACACCTCCATCGGCGAATCCAATATGCCAACAAAACTTGCTCCAGCACCAATTTGGCAAGTGACGCCAAACTCGTCGGTATTCAAAAATGCCAGCGTATCGGAAATCGCCATCAGGATCAGTTGCCGTACTTCTTGCTGTAAACCAGCGAGACGGCATACACAAACACCGGAGAGGTGCCACCAAGGGTGCCGACAGCACGCACATAACGGCGCACGTCATTTGTGTTGATGCTGATCTTTTCAAAACCAGCAGCAGCACTAGTCACTTGAGTAAAAGTGGCACCAGTGATGTCTGCGAAAGTTGAGTTATCAGCGGAATCCTGAAGTTTGACACTCAGGGTAGGAGAGGTGCCAGAACCAGCCTCAGAATCAAGGATGGCAATGGCTTCACCTTCGGCATCGTTAGACCCTTGCAGGTCAAAACCGGTGCCGTTTGCAGTTGCAGAGCGAGAATCGGCGCCAAGCAGGCTGGCGATGTAGGTCTTAGACCCCAGATTGTGGATCATTGGTCTTTCTCCGTTTGGGAGCGGGTTTGCTTTGAACAGGATCCGGCTGCTCGTCAGCCGTTACAACAACTTCCTGAATAAGAGGAGCGGGAATGGCTTTCGCGATGCCAATCAACAAAAGTGCTGATCGTTTGTCGGTTTCGACAATGTCACCAACTTTCACCTCTTTGAGGTCAACGATGGTGTTACGAAGCATTTGAATGCGCATTCCCACTCCTGATTATCAGGACAGTTTGCAGATGGACTCAGGATGACGGATGGCCACGTCATAGTCCTGCATGGCCACCACACGCACGGTGCCGGAGGCGGAACCGGTGTAGGGGTCAACCATGATGTCCAGACCGCTCCAGAAGCCGATCAGGATGTCGCTGAAATTAGCGAACACCGCAGTGCTGGCAGGCATGGAGTTGGACACGTAAGCCGGGTAACCGTTGATGGTGTTGTTGGCCTCGTAGATGAAGTTGGCGTTGGTGCCGGAAGCAGACTTTTCAGTCGTCTTCAGGGTGCCACGCACAGTCGAGTTCATCAGATAACCCAGCGTGCCGAGCAGTGCGTTGTCGGTGCTGAGGCTGGCTTCAGCGTTCACGTAATCAGCAAACGTGGTGAAACCGGACTCGGTGTTGATACCGGTCACGTTCAGGAAGCCGAGAGGATAGGAACCAGTGCCAGTACCGTTGATGGCTTGGTTCTCCACCTCGATGGCGATCTGCTGAGCCAGGTCACGACGCACGAGATTCTCGATGTCGATGCTGGATTGCAGCAGCAGGCGACGGCTGTAATCGGTCAGGGCACCGATGGTCCGGGGCTGCATGGTCACCTGATCCACGGTGAGCTGCGATTCGGTGATCGAACCGGACTCAGCCACGTGGTACACAGTCGCACCACCGCTTTGACGGGGCAGAGCGCACATGCCCTGCAAACCGGTCATCACAGTTGCACCAGCGCTCTGCAGCACAAGAGCCTTGCGGAGCAGATCGATGAAGCTGTCGCTCATCAGGTCGGTAGCAACCAAATCACCGCCAGCAGAAGCAGAGCCAACAGTCAGATCGCGGCGACCATAACCCAGCACATCAGCGGGGATCAGGATGCCACGGGCTTCCTTGCCAGACTTCTGCTGAGCAGCACGGCTGACTTCAAGTTCGAAACCAGCAGCACGCTGAGCTTCTTGGCTGTTGGGGTGAGCCAGAGCGTTGATGGCACGAATGAAGGAGAAGTCACGCTTCTCTTTCTCGCTCATGCCAATTTCAGCGTCCTTCGGATTCAGGGGTTTTTCCTGAACACCCATCTTTTCGAGAAGGGCAGAACGCAGTTCGTCCAGGCTGCGGGAGTTAGCAATGAACTCCTGAGCCAGTTCGATATTCTTGGTACGTTGACCAAGGGCGATCATTTCGGCTGCTTCCTTCGCCTTGGCTTGTACAGCCTCAGCGCGGATAGCCTCAACGTTGAGGTGTTGATCCACGGTGAATACTCCGTTGGGGTTTGTTTCCACGGCTGACGCCGTATTGACGCCTTCATTATGAGAGAAGGCGCGTCCAATTCCAACTGTTTCGTCTGCAGGCACAGTGACCAGACTCAGTTCGAAGGGCTGGAATTTAGTTGCCCGATAAGTCACTGGTGAAGTGGTCTCATCGGTCTCCATGTCAGTAATTTTATAACCAAAGCTGACGTTACGGATGATGCCATCCTTGATCAGCTCTTGCATCTCGCGCCCAAGTTCATTGTTTGCGAGTTTGACACGTGCATAAGCACGCTTGTTCTTGATGTATGCCTTCTGTACCACGCCAACAATGCGATCAGCATCGTGCTGATAAAGAAGCGGAGCGCCGTCATTTAAGCGAGTGAGATCCATGGACTTCTCATCCATCTTCAGCACTTCCATGCCGTAATAACGCTCTACTGGTTTCTCGCTAGCAAACGGAAACTCCAGCGTCCTGTCATCAACCTCAGTGCGAAATTCTGTTGTGACACCACGCTTTTGCGTTTCGCCTTCAAGGAAACGCAGTGCTGCAATTTTGCGTAGTTCAGAAAGCCTATGGCCTACGACGCGATCAGTTGCCTCGTAGCTGTCGCCATCTTTGCGATACACGCGAATCAATGCAGCAGGATCTTCTTCTGATGCATTAATTGTAAACGAAGAGTCAGGAACGTTGATGACGCCACTGCGAGAAATGCGCGTGATTTTGCCACGTGCTGTGCCGCCGCTGCTATCCCACTCAACAAAATCGCCAACCTTTACGCCATCAGGAGCAGCACGATTCATGCTGCGCTCACCGGTAGCTTCTTCGAATTCCATGGGATCGTAATCGTGATCGGACAACCAATCGCGGGCTTCTGCAGCCGTGAAACGGTCAGCATCAAAACGAATGGCTTGCAACTCTGACGTTTCATTTTTAACACCATAAATGGCATCGATGCCAGCACCGAATTCATCGTTGACGCGTCGTATGCGGTCATATTGACCAGGATCCTTTAGGCGAGCAGCGTGCTCGTTGGGATACGGGCGACCGTCAACGATTTCATCCATGGCGCGTTCGCGTGCTTTTTTGATGGCTTTGGATTTCATGTTGCTCCAGGACTGACCGGAGTCACCACCCCATGCCGCCCATGCTACGCGACCTGGAGAAGGATAGTCATCACTATCAGGGCGGAATCCTTTTCCCTGTTTATCAACTTCATGGCGTGCAAACCATGCAGCCATCGTGATCACAGTCTCAGAACTCAACTCATCACCACTGAGGATTTGGCTGGCGCGGGTGGCAGCAACGTTAGTACCACCGGGGCGCCCTTCTTGTTTCCAAGCGCGATACCGACGCGCCTCAGCTTTCATGCCTTCTGTAGGCGACAAATCAATTGTCTTTTCACCAACCTTTGCCATCAGTTGATGCCCTCAAGTTCAGGTTCTTCCTCATGTTCTACAGGATGTTCCGTGGCGGGAACAGGGACAGGCTGGCTGACGCCGTTGTTTGAAACCTGAGAAGGATCAGTATCGAGCACAATGCCCAGCTCATCAGCCACAGCAAGTTCATGCTGCCGTTGACGCATCTGATCCTCAAAGTCACCGCCATGCAGGGCAACAACTTGCGACAGCGTCATGATGCCGCAACGGATCAGCTCCTTATATGCAGCAGCTTCTTTTTGAGGATCAACGAATTGTGCAGCAGGGGCAATCCATTTGGCTTCTTCGTAACGCTCAGGATTGGAATCGAAACCAGGCAGGTCAAGCACACCAGCCAACACAGCCATTTCAAGCCACTTTTCATAGACCTCCTCGCAAAGCGATTCGATCAAATACTGCTGGAGCGTTTTGTAATGCGTTCTTGTTTCAAGTAATTCCAGTCGTGAAGAGCTGTAGTTACTTTGAGAGAAATCGCTGCTGACTTGCGTGTAAGAACAGCCAATCCCAGCAGCCACAGCTCGCAGCATCTGCTGAACGAAAGGAGTAAAAGCATCGTCAGGACGATTGGGCGTAAAGAACTGCATCTCCTCGCCAGGTGCCAATCGTCTGATGCTGCCGGGTGAGAAGTCGAGGACAGACTCCTGATCAAACGTGCCATCCTCGAACAACTCCTGATCCGGCGTTTTGACGAACGCCATCATGCTGCTGCTGGCACGGGCGGCCACGATTTCAGCTTCTTCGTATCCAGACAAATTACGAAGGCGCATGATCGCCGTAGCAAACGCGCTAACACCACGTGTCTGACCGGGGCGCTCTATTAAATAGAGATGGATAATGTCATCAGCCGGTATGCGAATACGCCTTTTGGCTGCTTTCTGTGCATAGCTGAACTGATAATCGCCAGGGTGATAATCAAAGAAGTGATAGGCAACGGGTCTGCCCCACTTGTCAATCTCCACGCCCATCCGAATTTCGTTGCCGTTCTTAGCAATGGCGTTGTAGTCATCATCAAGAAGATCAGATTCAATGATTTCCAGCCCCAGCGGCACTTTGCTGCCACCGAAAGGCTGCTTGACAAGGCGAATGAACACCTCGCCTGACTCCAACATTGAGGTGACGCAAAGCCGTTGTATGTCATACCAGCTCAGCTTGCCGCCGCAATGGCAACGCTTGGCGCTCGTCCAACGATCAAATTCCTCCTCAATACGGCGATTGATGTCATCAGCAAGGCGCCCGCCACGTTGCATTCGCACCTGCGCCTGATGATGGATGCCAGTACCAACAACGTTGTTTTTAACGGCACGCAGCGACGCCTTGGCAAAGTCCGAATCACGCACCAATTGACGTGCGCGGTTGCGCAGCATCCTGATGCTGCCTCGAATCTCGCTATCAGCAGAGGTGGCCTGGCTGATCCAGTCAGAGGTCAGACGGTTATTTTGCGCAGCGGCATACGCACGCTTGAGATATGAATTGCGCTGTTGCGCTTCATCCAATTGCTTACGCAACGCGTTGGTACGACCGATACCGAAGATTGCCATTAACGGAACCTCACTTTGGCAAGACCAGGATTGCCAAGACCCTGACGGATCTTCTCAGCCTTTCGCTCCATTGCAATCTCATTTTTGAGATCGTCACGCAATTGCATCAGCTCAACCATTTTGTAACGACGCAGGCTGCGACCACCAATGCTGTACTCCTGCACCATGCCGCCTTGCGCCAGCGTACGAATTGCGGCTTCGACATAGGACAGGTCAATCTCAGCGCGGCTGCGATCGTCAAATGCGCCCGGTGTGCTGGTGTATTTAGCTGTCGCCTTGACAGTGAACTGACCGCGACCAGCGGTGTACTGCAAGGTGCTGTAGGTGGCAATCGCCTGCCATGTCCACAAGCCAGCGTCAAAGCCGGTGGTGGTTGCAGCGGGAACCGTTATCCGCCAACCAGTACTTTCAGCAGTGCCAACAATCGTCGCGCCTTCACTTGCAACATTCGTCCGGGCATACCACGTCAGGGTGTAGGTGCCGCTGTCGATGCTGGTGCCGATTGCATCCTTGAACGGGGGCACGTCAAACACGACGGTGTCGCCTGCGTAAATCAAACTCGGGACGAGGATGCTCACCAGCTTGTCACAAACGATGATGCTCGCCTTTGAAGTCTACGCTGAGGCGGGCGGTATGGCGACTGCTTTTGCTCCTCCTTCTTTTCAGGCATTGCATTGCCGTTTTTTGCTGCATTGGCAATACCACGCTCGAATTGCTCAAAGATCGTGTTCCTGTTGAATCGCATGTACAGAAAGTGCAGTGCGGAGTAGCTGTACACAAAACAGTCCAATGCTTCGTTGCGATCACCCGCTTTTTTTTTCCACTCACGAATCGCAAAACCCTTGACGTAACGGACAACCTGACGTTCCGATGTGATCTGCTTGAAATACTCCTGACCAGCCTCAGCGTGAAAGTGAATGTACCCAACGCCAACCTCGTTGTGCTTCAACCTACCGAACAGCGTTGATTTGATCGTGTCACTACCAACGGGAAACACCTCAGCCGAATTTTTCAAAACTTGCCCTTTGTAGTTAATATCCACCTTGGAAGGCTTTCCTATTGGCGGTTTGTTCCGCACTGCTTGTCCTTTCAAAGCAAACACTCCTTTACCTTTTCGACTTCTGGCGTACGCATACACTTCGCTTGTGAAGTGACCGCCGGAGTCAACACCAATTGCCGAAACTTTAAGTCTTCCGCCATC